CAAAAATATCATGACGCATTCCACTTGAACACCCCCTTGCAAAAACTAATTGCAAATCCACTGTCTGGAAAGGCGTGGGCTAGATGGGCAAAATCTATGCTGACTGTGGACCCATTGCTGGGTCTTCGGTTTGCTAAATAGGGGTGTATCGAGAAGTGGCAGGGGGTCCAGTGCCGACGCACTAGGGTCCGACACCCCCGTCTCAGATGCCACTTTAAAGATAGGGACCCCAAGATCCGCCAAATATATCGCATCGCCGGGCTGGGCGATCAGTACGATTTCAGGTTACACAACAACAGCGCGGTAAACCTCGAAAGAGGATTAGCTGAGAGGGTCTACAAAGTGAAAAATTATATGCCACACAATCCCGATGTAGACCCGGCTTATATTCCAGCCCCAGAACCACTCGATGGAATATTCCGCACAACCCTGAACCGATATAAGAAAGACATAATACGCAGAGTCGGTCGCAAATCTCCTATCAGTGAACAGAAGTTCCTTTCTTACTATAATGGTCCTAAGTTGACCACTTATAGCAAGGCTGTTGATTCCCTGTCAGAAAGACCTTTGGAGAAGCGAGACTCTTACCTTAAGACTTTCATAAAAGCGGAGAAAACCAACATCACCCTCAAACCAGATCCATGTCCCAGGGTAATACAACCAAGACACCCAAGATACAACGTGGAGCTCGGGAAATACTTAAAACATATCGAACATCCCATATACAAAGCCATAGACAATATATGGGGGGGGAAAACGATATTTAAGGGTATGAATGTTGAAGGCATGGGAGCAGAACTGCACAAGAAAATGAAAAAATTTTTACACCCATGCGCCATTGGATTCGACGCATCCAGATTTGACCAGCATGTGTCCGTGCAAGCATTAAAATTCGAACATTCCATCTATAATGCCATTCACGGCTATCCCGATACACTTAAACAGTTGCTACAATGGCAAATTAACAACCGGGGTACAGCACACACACAAGATGGGTTCTTTAAGTATCAAGTAGATGGTAAGAGAATGTCAGGGGACATGAACACCAGTTTGGGAAATTGCATACTCGCTTGTTTAATTACCAAGGCATTTGTCGACAAGCACAACATCGAAGCATACCTCGTCAATAATGGAGACGACAACGTTTTAATCTGCTCGGTGGATGATGAGGAAGTAGTGGTACGTAACTTGTACGACCATTGGATGGATTATGGCTTCGAAGTTGTCGCAGAAGACCCTGTCTATATTACGGAACAAGTGGAATTTTGTCAAATGAAACCAGTGTTTGATGGGACCCAATACATTATGGTACGAAACCCGACTGTAACAATGAGCAAAGACAGTCACAGCATTACCCCCTTCTATTCTGTATCTTCAGCACGCAAGTGGTGTCGAGCAGTTGGAGAGGCTGGAATAAGCTTGACTGGCGGCATACCAATTAAACAGTCATATTACAATTGCATGGTCAGAAATGGCATAGATAAAGGGAACATACATAAATCAAGAGAGTTTAATAGCGGATTTTCACGGTTAGCCAACGACTCCCACAGGAAATCCAGAGATATTGAAGCAGCCACAAGATACTCGTTCTACTTAGCCTTTGGGTATACCCCAGACGAACAAGAAAGTATGGAACATTATTTTGATGCTCTTACACTATCCTGGAATCCATCCAGTTTGGGAACTCCTGCAAGAGCCACTGAATGTCTGCTA